GCCGTGTTGCGCTCAAAGCGCTTGATCAGGCTCACGTTGTTTTCCTCTTCAATTCGCGCAGCTTCTGCCGGTAGTCGGCGGTGATCGCTTTTAGGTCGCAGATTGTGTAATGCCTTGGCCGGTGATCGTTCTTCAGCGCCTCGGCCGCCTCCCTGCCAATCCGATCGATTACCCCGGCCTCGAATCCATCCTTGACCGACTCGCCCTTGCGCGCGTACTTGGCGGAACCGCCGTTACACCCTTTGCACTGTAGCCATATGTTGTTCTCCTCAAGGCGCAGCTCGGGGCGCGCGCCCTTGCTCAGCCAGTGGCCGCCATCCCATGCGCCGCCAGTCTTCCAGCCCTGGGCCGCCTGTACCTCTTCCTGGGTCTTACCGCAGCTTATGCAGCCGCTGCCGATTGATAGCTCATACACCCGCCTGTATGCCTGAACGGCACTGGTTGCCTCCTGCACGTAATCGCCGCGCGACTTCAGCTTCTCCCGCCGCTCTCTCGTCTCCCGCCGCTCGGCCATGTCGGTTTCCTTGCGCTGCTTGTCCTGCTTTGCCCTGGCGATTACTACCGCGCAATCTGTGCTGCACCACGTCACGAATGGCCGCGCAGGCACGAACGGGGCGCGGCAGGTGCGGACTGCGCACTTCTTCGGCTTGCCGCTTAGGGCTTTCATGCTGGGTCTCCCTCGCTCAACAGATCGTCAAACACCACGCCTTTGGCCGTGAACTCTTCCACGATCTTGTCGGTGTATACGATTCCCTGCGCACGATCAAACAGCCGCGTTACCGGGAATCCGTCGGCCCCAAACAGCGCACACGGCCCCATAAGCTCTAGCTTTGTTTCATAGGTCAGCAGCAGGAACGACACGTTCCAGGCATGCCGAAAGTCCTCGTTAGACTTCCGCATGATCGGTACGCCGAAATGAAGCTTGCAATACCGGCGCGCGTCCTCGACATCCCCTATCTCGGTCATCTGCGCGATTCGCTGGTACAGAGCAAACCAGAGGGCGTTCTGGTCAAGCGTGCGGTCCTTGCCGGGCCGAAACGACACAACGACATACTTGTGTGACCGGTAGGCCTCGGTTAGCCGTGTGATGGCCTCCGACAGCCTTGCAGGACTGTTGACGCTGATCTTCTCAACCATCCTCGCCACCCATCGACAAATCCTCATCAATCATCTGAATGCGGCGGTTCAGGCTATCCACGGCCTCCTGCAAGTCCTGTCTGAGCGACTTGCCGCCTCCACGCTGGCCAGGGCATAGGATCTTCTTCACGGCGTGCTGTGTGGCCCCGCTGGGGTCTTGCACGTCAAACAGTGCGCACACCTGGTAAACGTCGACGCTTTTGAGATTCGACACGTCCTTGTGGTAGTGGCTGTGCTTGGTCATTTCACCGACTCCTGAAACTTGATCGGATACCAGTCACACGGCTCGTCGGCCTTGATGTGGCCATAGATCAACATGCAGCGCCTAACATGCGCGCAATCGCCGCACGTTTTCCCTTCCGGCAGGTCCATACCGTCGCCTTTGCGCTTGTAGGGTTCGCGGTCGCTGGTCATTTGGCTGGCCCCTGCTTGCGGTAGCCGGCGTCATAGAGGTCTGCGCATGTCTCGCGCTGGATATCAACCTCGGCTGCGGTCATCTTTGTTTTGGTGTGGCCGTACATCTCATCAGTTACACGCTCCCGATCTTCGGCAGCCAGTTGCTCGGCGGTTTTGATGGGGCGGAATTCAAGCTTGTCCGGCGATTCAGCCCACTCAATCTGCTCGCTATTTCCATCAAGGCGAACCCAAAGCCATACACAGATTCCGCGCTTGGCCTGGTACTTAATTACAGCCTCACCCCAGCCGCCGACCTTAGTCCTAAGCTCACAAACCGTTCCAACCGGGGGCAGTCCGGTGCCATCCCATGCTGAGGGAGTGGCGGGGCGCGGAACTAGGCTTCTCAAGCTATCGTGCATGCAGTCGAAATTTACAAACAGATGGCTGTCCACGTCGTAATGCGTAGCATCGATAGGTGCTTTGTTCCAGTCAATTCCGAAACCAGTCTTATCGCTCATTGGTCTTTACTCCTGCGGCGTGGATGGCGTTTCGGCAGGCGTGACGCATTCCGTTAGCCGTGCAGGTTATAGCCTCCATTGCCTCGTACTCTTCATATCCATCACAATCGTCTTCGTCCGGCATATCCACACTAGGAGGCAACTCCACACACAACGCAGCGCGCGAGGCTTTCCACGCCCGCCAGGCATCTTGTTCTGCCGTGTAGTAGTACACTTCCGGAGCATTACTGCATTTCTTCAGCCGCTCAATTCCTCCGCAGAAGTTGTCAACCCTCCACGCCTCAAACTCGCCCCGCATCGATTCGCTCATTTCGATTCCCCCTCTGCCGCCTTCGCTTGGCGCAGGTCCTTCTTGATAGCCCGGTTGATTGCTGACCGAAGCCAGGTAGGCCCAAGCAGGCGCTTGAAGGCCTCCCACTCTTCGTTGCTCATTCGTATATCGCGCTTTGCCCGTGTCATTCCTGACCCCCTGCTTTGTTTGCGTACCGACAATATAGGCATTGATTGTCAGGGCGTCAACTCATCAGCAATCTCTTCACCCATGATTTGAAAATGCGACTCGCACACCTGGCAGGCATCTTCGGCCGACTCCTGCACTTGACCCAGGAACCGCCCGCCAAGGCTTGCCCGATATTGCGACTGGTCGCCTACCAGGAACTTGGCGACCTTGTAACCGTGTTCGCCAGCCATCAAGTAGGCGGATGAGCGCGACCAGTTCATGCGATACCCCGGCGCGCTGATTCCCATTTGAACTGAACCACTACCGGCGAACCCTCGCGCAGCCGATCCACGCAACGATCACCCATGGCCTGGGTCAGCGCCTCGGCTGACAGGTTGGAAATGATCACGGTAGGCAGCTCGCTTTCGTATCGGCCGTTGATGATGGCGAAGATGGTCGACAGCTCGAAATCGCTTGGCGTTTCCCGTGTTGCCCCTATTTCGTCCAGAACGAGCAGATCAACGCCTGTGAGGCCCGCAATGATTCCGCCCTCACTCTCGCTGCCGTCGCCGTTAAACGTCTCTTTAATGGCCTGTAGAACGCCTCCAATCGTGCGATAAGCAGCCGTGTATCCAGTGTTGTGGTTCAGATGGTTGGCAATCGAGGTTCCGAGGTGCGTCTTGCCTGTACCTGGCGTGCCGATCAAGATCAGGTTTCGCCCGACCGAAAAGTTGTCCTTGAAGTTGTCGACGAAGGCCTTGCACTTCTCCAGCGCCGCCGACTTCTCCGGGGAGTCGCACAGGTATCCATCAAACCGCTTGCCATCAAACCGCTTGGGCACGGCCGCTGACCCGAGCTTTTCACGTAAGCGGATCTGGCGAATAAAGTCGTCTTGCATGCGCTGGCGCTTGTCCTCTTCGGCCTTCTGCTCGGCCTCACAAGTCGGGCACCGTGAGCAGGTGCGCTTCTTGAACATCGGAATTTGGAAAGATTTCTGTTCAAACTCTCCGTGCTTTTCGCATACGGCGGTCGAGATTTGAACGTCTTGGTTAGAGTCCATGCGTGCCATCCTCTCGGAGCACTAGCCCCGCGTTGTAGTCGATATCGTCAAAGCCGTGGTGTATGCCTGCCGGCTTGCCTGCTTTCCCGCCCTTCACCCATTCCGCCTTGAATCCAGCCCATCCGCTTTCTGCTGCGATCCTGATTGCCTCCGGTATCGACAGACCAGCCTTGTCGGCCTCTCGCTTGGTAGCGGCCATGGCCGTCGGTGTTAGCGGGGCCTTCTTCTGCTTTCGGACGGCTAGCCAGTCTTTAGCGTGCTGTTCGTTTACCCCCATTCCAGCCAGATCGGAAGCCGTCACATTTTTTGCGCGCTCCGGCTTTTCAGGTTTGGCCGTATTGTTTTGCTCTTGGTTGGGGTTGGGGTTGGGGTTGGGGTTGGGAGCATTGCGTTCGCATTCGTTTTCCATGCGTTCGCATTCATTATTCGATGCGTTCGCATTGCCTTCGCATTGCGTTGGCAGTGATTTGGCTTTGCTCCATCGAGCCTTGGCGCTTTGCGATGCCTTTTCACGCTTGCCGGAAATTGCCTGTATTTCGGCATCGCATCGGAAGTGACGCCACCCTTCATCGGTTAGCTCGAAGAACTCAGAAAGCACCGTATTGATTGCCTGTCTGTGCTCGTCAGTCTGTGCACGAGCAAGCCTGTACACCTGCCGCATGTCATCTGGAAGCGGAGCCTCTTTCTGGTAATAGACATCGATCAGGCGGCGATAGGCCATGTCCTCATCCCATGTAAGGTGGCCAGTCGCGCTTGCGTAGTCGCCCAGGTGGAAGGCGTAGTAGTTCATTCAGACCCCCTGATGACCTTCCAGCATATGCCGCAAAAGTACTTTACTGCGCCCTCGCACCCGCCTTGCCTCGCCCTGACCATTGCCTGCTCCATGGCTTCCCGTATATGGAAAAATGCCAGCCTCGGCATAAACTGACGGCGAATGTCTAGCTTGAATTTATCGCTAAAAACCTTTCCGGGGTGGTGGCTGCGCATAATCTCTTGCAGCTCGTCTATCTGCTTATCCTGTTCTTTTCGGATTGACTTTTGCAGCCTCTCATACGCCTTCAGTTGCTCGCGCTTTTCCGCGAGCTTTTCGGCCTTATCTGCAATTGATTCTGGCGCGACCTCAAGCAGCCCGTTTGATTTCCCGCGGTTACAGTCGAAGCAAGCGGTCAGCAGGTTGTCGATTGTGTTTGTTCCGCCCTTTGATATCGGGTGAATGTGGTCTATCTCAAGCACAACCTCAGGCGGAGAAGATCCGCAGTATTGGCACCGGAAGCCGTCGCGCTTGAAAATGTCGAACCGCTTTTTTTTGGTGAATGACTCACGCTTTTCCGTGGTCATTTTCCACCCGTCTTGGCTGCCTTCCGCAGGCCGCGCGCCTCAAGAATTAGCTTGTCCGCGCGAACCTTCATTGCCTGGCGAACCGAGTCGCGACGGCCTAAAGGCACGGTGTCCTTCCATTGGTGGACTGCCTGGATGGTTATGCCGATTGCTTCTGCCAGGTTCGTTGGGCTGCCGAAAAACTCGATAGTCTCTTTGGTGTTCATAGTCACGCTCCGGTTTATGTTCCGCCAATCATAAGCTTAAAAATAGATTAAGCAAGTGCTTGACGCACTATAAAGAACAGCCTAAAGTTCGGCTCAACGAAACGAACAACCAATAGAGGGAGTGATTCAGCATGAGCAAAGACAATGGCGGGCCGGCGTTTCCGGCTAACGAAGTGACCGTCCACAACGTCGATATCGTGGCCTATGCAGAGCCTGGCATGAGCCTTCGTGACTACTTCGCGGCTAAGGCGCTTGCTGCGTGCGTGACTGGCTACGAGGCATATCGGTATGAGTGCGAAATCGAGCGAGCTGCGCGGGACGCCTATCGTATCGCCGACGCCATGCTTGCGGAGCGTGCCAAATGACCCTGGCAGAGATTGAAGGCGCCGTAACCGTAGCCCTGGACGAAGGGCACGAGCCAACGCTTGAGGCATACGCGGAGTACGTCGCGGCGGACATGAACCCGCTGATTGAGTCGCTGTGCCTGGCGGTGATCGAGACGGGTCGTGAGGATTGGCAAAAGGTCATGTGCTCTTGCTTGCGCCACGCACCAGAGCTAGGCGAGGCACTTGCCAAAATCGAGCGCCACATTGAAGCCCAGCGTAAGCCGTTTGTCAGCAGCAAGGCTCAGCGAATCGACGATGACGCAGAGTACAACGCATTGCTGCTGGCTGACCTTAACCGTGAATTGAACCAGGGGAGAGACTGAAACCATGGCCACTGTATCGGTTGAATTGAAAATGTATCTGCATGTCGATGCTGACGGGAGCCGAGAGCTGTACGCTTCGGATATGAGCAAGTACAACTGCGGCGCCTGCCTTGGCGAGATAACGGTTATTGGCACATATGAGGACATCGACAAAGACCCGAGAGAGGCGATGATCGAGAGCCTGGAAAAACAGGTTGTTGATGAGCGCGCCGATTCGCAGCTTCGCATTAATGGCCTACTGGATCGGATCGGCAAGCTGAAGTGCCTGGAGTACAAAGCATGACCACATCACCTGTGATGAGCATCACTGACGAACTGCTGGCTGAGCTAGAAGTCGGAGCACCGGCTTATGCTGAGTCGTGCACTCTGCCGGGGCCGATGCTGGCAGCCCTGCTCGCCCACATCGCAGACCTGAAGCAACAGATTGTCGCGGCTGGGGTGACTGCGGAGAACTGCGAGGTGTTCAGGAAGGATGCGGAGCGGTATCAGTGGCTGCGTGAAAATTGGTTCTCGATCTACGGTACAAACTGCCACGAACTAGGGATTGTCATTGAGATTGGGGTCAGATGGAATCATGCCGGCACTCCGGAGCATGTAGACTCCGCCATCGACGCAGCCATGGAGGCCGCACAATGACCATAAAAATCACCCTGCCCCGCCTGTCGACGTGCTTCTACTGCGCGTGCTTCCTGGGGTCTATCTGGATCTTTGCGTCGGCCCTGGCTGAAGTGGTGGCGCCATGAAGACTGATCGCGAATTGTTGGAGATGGCGGCGCGGGCGGCAGGGTATAAAATCGAGTGGGTTCGCAACTCCGGGTGCTACTACCGGTGCGAGGAGGAGGTTGGCCGCGAAGAGTTCAATCCGCTGGATGACGATGGTGAGGCGATGCGGCTGGCCGTTGTGTGCCGAATGACGCTTGAAGTTAGCTTCAGGCGGTCAAGCGCTCACGCATGGCGAGGGCAGAAAGAAATCGTTGCCAGAGAAAAGCACGCAGGCGATGACTGGAGCGCCTTCACCCGCCGCGCCATCGTCCGCGCAGCCGCTGCAATCGGGGAGGCCATGCCATGACAGACAAAATCGAATGGCACTGCACCCGCCAGCCGCTCTACTACCTGATAGTGTGCAGGGTAGGCGTGATCGAGCTGTGCGACACCATCGAGGCTGATCTGTGGCACCGCACCATTGACCGCTGCCTAATGCTTCGCCGCGTGGTAAGGCGTTTGCAGAGCAACATGGTCAATGTGATTGAGGTTATGAAGCGGGAAGGGGAAGCGAAATGAGCGAGTGGATCAAGTGCAGTGATCGGATGCCGGATTTCGAGCACGGATACGTTCTAGTAGCTTGCGAGGGCGGTAATGTTGATAAGACGTTTTACAGTGTTCACCGAGAAAGCCACCGTCGCCATGGTTCATCCTATTCGCGGAAGTATCTTGGCAAGGATTCTGGTTTTTTTGAGCTAAGTCACAAGTACGGATACAAGATCACCCACTGGCAGCCGCTTCCGGAGCCGCCGAAATGAGCCTAGTCCAGTGGAACAACGGGATGGATGGCCCGCCAGTCGTCGACAACGCGCGCAGCGTGCCTAAGAAGCCGGTTATCTGGCACGGCGAAATCTGGATCGTGCTTCCCGATGGCGAGAAGGACACCCGAGCATGGCGCAGCAATCAGCCGATCACAAGGCAACAGGCGCAGACGGTTATGGCGCAGCTCCTGGCTAGCCTGGTCGGTGAGCATGGGAAGGACGCTGCTGTCGATGCTGGGTTCTGGATGCGGTCGCGGTAACTGTATGAAAGCACAGGTTGACGGCTGTATTGGATCGGCCATAATGGCGTCGTGGGTGTGAGAACTCATTGTAATGGATCGACGGCAGCAGAACGCTTTAGAGATTCCCGTACCTTGTTGGCTGACCGCCGTCGATCCAGGCCAGCAAGGTTTCTCACCGGGAATCCCTAAAGCGTTTTTTATTGCCTAGAGAAAGGCAAACCACACAGAGGATCGACGAATGACCAGCACAACCGAAGTCGTAACCGTTCAAAAAGAAAACGCCTTGCAGGTGTTCAGCGCCGAGCAAGGTCTTGACCCGTACCTGGCAAAGATCCGCGCAGAGATTGACTGCTTCGTGCCGGACGTGGCCACGAAGAAAGGCCAGGACGCAATCCGGTCTATCGCCTACAAGATCGCACGGTCAAAGACGGCTCTGGACAATGTCGGCAAAGACCTTGTAGCCGAGCTGAAGGAAGTGCCAAAGAAGATCGACGCCGAGCGCAAGCGCATGCGTGATCTTCTGGACGCCTGGCAGGCAGAAGTTCGTGCACCGCTGACCGCATGGGAGGCCGACGAGGCGGCGCGTGTTGCTCGCCATCAAGCAAATATTGATTACATGAAGCTGCGCCTTGAGTGCCGCGACCTTGACGGGGCCGAACTGAAAGCCAGCATCGCCTGCATTGAAGGCATTGTAATTGACCAGAGCTGGGAAGAGTTCGAAGCCGAGGCGGCGCGCACCAAAGACAAAGCGCTGACCGCATTGCGTGAAGCCCTGGTGATCCGCGATAAGCACGAAGCCGAGCTGGCGGCCATCGCCAAGTTCCAGGCAGAGCAGGCCGAGCGCGACGCCAAGGCCGAACGCGACCGCATCGCACAAGAGGCTGCTGAGCGTGCCACCCGCGAAGCCGAGCAGCGCGCCCAGGCCTACCGGGAGAACGTGGCCCGCGAAGCCGCAGAGGCTGAGGCGGCAGCCAAGCGGCGAGAGGCTGAGTTGATCGAACAGGCAGCCCAGGCACAGCGCCAGGCTGAACAGGACAAGCGAGACGCAGCCGCAGCAGCAGAGCAGGCGCGGTTGAATGCTGAGCTGGCCGAGCAGCGCCGCATTGCAGCAGAGAAGCAGGCAGAGCTTGATCGGGTAGCCGCAGAGCAGCGCCAGGCCGAAGCTGTAGAGCGTGCCGAGCAAGCCGAGCGACAGCGCCAGGCTGACGAACAGGCCCGCATTCAGCGCGAAGCCGACGCCCGCGAGAAAGACCGCGCGCATAAAGGCGCAGTTCTCAAGGCGGCAAAAGAGGCAATCATGAAATCTGGCATCAGCGAAGAGCAAGCCAAGGCAGTCGTTAAGCTGATCGCTTCCGGCAGTGTTCCGCGCATTTCCATTTCTTACTAGGGGTTGACCATGTCAAACATCGCAATCATCGAGCAGGACATCTACGGCGCGCGTAATTCGTTCGCCTCCGTGCTGACCGATCCGGCTTTGAATTTCGAGCGTGAGGCCGGTTTTGCCTTGCAGACTTTCCATAGCAACGACTACGCCGCCAAGATGGCCATGAGCAACCGGCAGTCGGTCGTCAACGCCGTTACCAACATCGCGGCCATTGGTATCAGCCTTAACCCGGCAAAGCGCCAGGCGTATCTGGTGCCGCGCGATGGCCGCATCTGCCTGGATATCAGCTATATGGGGCTGATGGATCTGGCCATGGCCACAGGATCGATTCGATGGGCACAGGCCGAGCTGGTTTATGCGGCTGATGCGTTCGCGCTTAACGGATTTGACCGCCCGCCGACACACACTTACAACCCGTTCGCCAAGGATCGCGGCGAAGTGGTCGGCTGTTACGTGGTGGTCAAGACTGCCGACGGTGACTACCTAACCACTTGCATGAGTCGGGAGGATATCGACGGCATCATGAACCGCTCGCAGTCGGTCAAGTCTGGCAAGTCGTCGCCATGGAAAACGGACTATGGCGAGATGGCGAAAAAGACCGTCGTGAAGCGGGCCTACAAGTATTGGCCGAAGACCGAGCGGCTGGACAAGGCCATTCACCACTTGAACACGGACAGCGGCGAAGGCTTGGCGACCATGGCCGGCGCACAGCCTGGCGGTGATCTGGCGGATAAGTGGATTACCCAGGTAGTGAACAGTGAATCACTGGAGGCCCTGCAAGGTGTATGGCTGGCCGGCAAGGCAGAGATGCAGGCAGCTAGGGACGTTCATGCGTTCGCGGCGCTAAAGAAGGCCGTAGAGCAGCGCAAGGCTACTCTGTCCGAACAACAAGAACCGATTGAAGGCGAGGTCGGAAATGGAACAGCTAACTGAAAGCTGGAGAGTCGCAAGGCTCGGCCAGGTTACGGCCAGCAAGGTCAAGGATGTGATGTCGAATGGTCGCGGAGGCGCACCATCTGCCACCCGAACCAACTACATGATGCAGCTATTGTGTGAGCGCCTGACCGGAACATGGGAGGAAGGCTATACCAGCGCAGCAATGGCGCGCGGAACTGAGCTAGAGCCTACAGCGCGCCTTGCATACGAGCTAATGCAAGACTGCGAGGTTGAGGAGGTCGGGCTAATCCAGCACCCGAAGATCCAAAACTTCGCAGCCTCTCCAGATGGCGTGATCGTTCTGCAAGTTGGCCGGGGCGGCCTGGAAATCAAGTGTCCGAACACCGCCCAGCACATCGCCGTGATGCGTGCCGGCAAGCATGACACGCAATACGAATGGCAGATGATGGCGCAGATGGCGTGTGCTGAACTGGAGTGGGTCGACTTCGTGAGTTTTGACGACCGACTACCGGAGGAGTTGCAGTACGTTTGCCACCGCTACCACCGCGACGAGTCTCGAATTCGCGACATGGAAAAAGGAGTCTCCGACTTCCTGGCTGAACTGGCCGAACTTGAAGCAGATATGCGCGAGAGGATGAAGAAATGATCGCAGCACCACGATATTCCAGCCACGAAGAACAGCGCGCCATAGTCGGCTGCGCATCCGACCTTGACCCGGAAAAGCACCCGCGCCGGTATGCGCTGTACCTGGCCCGGAACCGCAAAGAGTTCAAGGACATCGCCGGGCTGCCGGAGACGACCGAAGAAATCCATGAGCGCCAGCGCAAGACCCGCGAGAACCTGGCAGAGCAGGCGCGGGAGCTGAGCCACATGCCAGCCCGAGCAGCGGCCGAGCATATGGGCATCACACGCCACGCTCTCGGCAGGCTGACTAAAGAGTATGGGCTGACCTTTGCCGGCCCTGTGCAGAAGAATCAGGCGCTGCTGGATCGGATCGAGGTGCTGGCAGCGACCGGCATGAAAATAGCATCGATTGCTGATGCGGTGGATAAAGCCCCAAATTACATTGCCAGGCTTGTGCGCGAGCATTCATTCAAGCGTGGCCCGTCGACGAATCTGGAGGATTGAGCGTGGGAATTGAACTGATACAGGGCGACTGCATGGACTACATGCGCGGCATGCCTGATAAAGCGTTTGAGCTGGCGATTGTCGACCCTCCGTATGGGATCAATGCGGCAAACATGCAGATGGGCAAAGGCAAAGATAAGCAGTGGAAAAAGGGAAAGGAGTGGGATTTGTCCGTTCCGACGCCTGAATACTTCGCAGAGCTGTCCAGGGTGTCATCCAAGCAGATCATATGGGGCGGCAATTATTTTGACTTGCCGTCGACTGGCGGCTGGATATTCTGGGACAAGGAGCGTGGAAAAGACGTTTCTTTTGCGGACGGGGAGCTGGCATGGACAAGCTTTCTGAATGTCATTAAAAAGGCACCGATCCGTTTTGATGGATTTATTGGCGCGGATATCGTGCGCATCCACCCAACCCAAAAGCCCGTAAAGCTCTACCAGTGGCTGCTGTCGAACTACGCAAAGCCAGGCGACAAGATCGTAGACACGCACCTAGGCAGTGGATCCAGCGCAATCGCTGCGCACTACGCCGGGTTTGAATTTGTCGGAATCGAGCTTGACCAGGATTACTACCAGGCTGCTTGCAAGCGCTTTGATTTTGAGACGAGGCAGCTCGATATATTTGGTGATGCAGGCAGCCAGGAATTACCTATAGCTTGCGAGGGGGTTTGACCATGACAGCAAAATCAGCAACACAGCGAAAGCAGGAGCAGCGTGAGCGTGATGCGATGGCCGAGGAAGATCGGCTGGCTAGGCTCCTAAGCCGAACAATCAAGCTTCCGCTGTACCACTCAACCGATGCTGCGTTGATTCGCTGCATGGTCCGAGCCGGGATCGAGGAGCCGCAAGATCTCATCAGCCGACTTATCCACAATGCTGACTTGATGAACGATATCGGGCTGGCGCGTCTGACTGAGTTGCCGCGCAAGGCGTAGAGCGGGCATTTGCCTTCTGCATAAGGTATAATCAACTGCGCCTAGACTGATCCTCGAAAAGCCGAACACCTGCGGCCTGGCGCAATCCTTACAGGTGAATAACAGAGGTGAGTTATGAGCAACCAAACCAAGAAGCAACCGACCAAGCGCTATTACATGCTGGCCGTGATCCTCATGATCGTCGGGATTGCCAAGTTCCCGTTCGGCCAAGGCGCATCACTTGACCCTAACGCGCTCTCCGTGTCTTTCGCGCTGATCGCCATTTCGGTGGCCTGCGTGATCCGTGGGCGTCGTAATAAGCGGGAAGCGTGACCATGGCTAGGCCAACCGACTACAACGAAGAAATACAGGCTCGCGCTGACGCCTATGCAGAGGGCGGATTCATCGATGCCGGTGACGTTGTCCCTAGTAGGGCTGGCCTGGCTTTGGACTTGAATGTGAGTCGTAGCACCCTATCGAACTGGGAAAAGCATCCTGAGTTTTTGGGCACGTTAGACAAGATTGCTCATCTGCAAGAGCGGATCAGTCTTAACGGTGGCCTCAAGGGTGACTTGAACAGCACCATTGTCAAGCTTCTACTGGCAAACCATGGCTACAGCGACAAGCTGCAACAGGACCATACCAGCAGCGACAACAGCATGACGCCAGGCCCGACCATGGTAGAGCTTGTGGGGCCAAGTGAAGGTAAGCCTTGAAATCCCACCTAAGCTGATCCCGGTCTTTACTGGGGCGTCTCGCTACCGGGGCGCAAAGGGCGGTAGGGGATCGGCAAAGACCCGCACCTTCGCCAAGATGACAGCCGTCCGCGCCTACATGTTTGCAGAGGCTGGGGCGAGCGGCGTTATCCTCTGCGGCCGTGAGTTCATGAACTCGCTTGAAGATTCCAGCATGGAGGAAATCAAGCAGGCGATCCGCGAGACTCCGTGGCTTGATTCCTACTTTGAAATTGGCGAGAAGTACATCAGGACGCGCAATCGGAAAGTGTCCTACGTGTTCGCCGGCCTGCGCCACAACCTCGACAGCATCAAGTCAAAGGCTCGCATCCTTATCGCCTGGGTGGACGAGGCAGAAGGCGTGTCAGAGGTAGCCTGGCAGAAGCTGCTACCCACCGTGCGCGAGGAAGGGTCCGAGGTGTGGATAACCTGGAACCCTGAGCGCGAGGATAGCCCGACGAACAAGCGCTTCGGATCGGATGACCCTGAGAACTCCCGCATTGTCGAAATGAACTATTCGGACAATCCGTGGTTTCCCGACGTGCTGGAGCAGGAGCGCCTGTCCGACTTCAATCGACTGGACGGCGCAACATACGAATGGATATGGGAAGGCCAGTTTCGCAAGAACTCCGACGCGCAGATCTTCGCCAACAAATTCGAGGTTCGCGAGTTTGAGCATGGCAAGCTGTGGGATGGCCCATACAACGGGCTTGACTTCGGTTTCTCGCAAGACCCAACCGCAGGCGTTCAATGCTGGATACATGGCGACTGCCTGTACATCGAGTATGAGGCCGGCAAGGTTGGTCTTGAACTTGACCACACTGCCGACTTCCTGTGTGAGCGTATCCCGAACTTTGAGCTTGAGGCTGTGCGCGCTGACTCGGCCAGGCCTGAGTCGATCAGCTACCTGCGCCGAGCGGACGAAACCAACAAGCGAAAGCATTTGGCAAGAATCGTGCCAGTTGAAAAAGGCAAGGGGAGCGTGGAAGATGGGGTCGCCTTCATTCGATCATTCGGCAAGGTGGTTATTCACCCGCGCTGCGTGAACACGGTGAAGGAATTCCAGCGCTACAGTTACAAGGTAGACAGGCTGACCGAAGAGGTGACCTCTGTTATCGTTGACGCCTGGAACCACTACATTGACGCCATACGCTACGCGCTTCAGCCAATCATGAAACGCGCCAGGCGCGACTACAGGAAACTCCTATGAGCCGTTTCACCGATGGCCTGACCAACATCATCAACAAGCTGGCAAACCGTCGCAGCGCGGTTTCTGCGAACGTCATAACGGCTAACTCGCTGAGCGGCAGTGAGCTGCGCGAGATATTCCGCACGGGCCTCGGGTCGAAGATTATCCGCATCAAGGCCGGGTACTCGCTCAATGACACGCTGCAATTCAAGGCCGACAAGGACCAGGCGCTGTATGAGCAGAAGCTAGAACGCGCGGTCAAGAAGGCCGCCAAGTTCATGCTTGGCTTCGGGCGGGGGATCATCCTGATCAATGAGCGCGGCGCGGATCACTCCAAGCCGGCCGCATCGTTCAACCTTGAGCGCGTCAAGCTGGACGTGTTCAGCGGCGACATGATCACCGCACAGGACGTTTCCCGCGACCTGAACGACGAGCGATACCAGAAGCCGAGAGCCTACAGCGTCAACGGTAAGACCTTCCACCACTCGCGCGTGATCGACTTCACGTACTTCATGCCGGCCGAGCAAGACCTGCCGACTTACAACTATGGCGGCGTCAGCGAGTTTGAGCTGATCCACGCGCAAATGATCAATGACGGGATCGTCGAGCGAGCCTCAGGCACTATCGTCGAGAAGAACAGCACGCTATTCCACAAGGTCGCCGGGTTCAAAGATGCTGTGCGCTGCGGTGATGACGACGCCCTAGTCGAGTATTACGCCAAGCTTGCCGACCTGCGCAGCATCTACGGTGACGGCCTGATCGATGCAGAGGATGACGTTATAAGCGTTGCCCAGGCGCTAACCAACCTGGCAGACGTTGACCAGATCACGCTTCGCCGCCTGGCCTTGGTTACGTCGATTCCGCTGCCGATCCTGATCGGCGAGAGCGTCAAAGGCCTGAACAGCGCCGGCACGCAAGAGCGCCAGTCGTTCCAGGACATGACCGAGTGCCTGCAATACGACTACCTTCTCGACCCTATCCAGCAGCTCTGCGCTATCTACGGTATCGATGGCGTCAAGTTCAAGGATAACCAGGGAGGGACTGCGTTAGAGCGACTTGAGTTCGAGACCAAGGCCATCGACAACGCGCTGAAGCTGGACGCGCTTGGCGAGGACTTCCGGGGCTACCTGAAAGAACACGACATCATCAAGGATGACCCGTGGGCGGATCTGTTCAAGCCTCCCGTTGATGACCAGGGTGAAGAAGGCGGCATGCTGTGAAGCGCGAAATAAAAGCCGAGAAGCCAACGCCGATCAAGTCGCCGAAGTCGCCGCGATCCATCGAGAACGAGATGGGCGATTTCCTGTCGTTCATGGTCGAGCAGATGGCGCAGCGGTTCCGCAATCAAGTCCTCGATCAGCTCAATGTCAGCACTGTGGATAAGTTCGCCGACGAGGCGCTAGATCCTGCCGATGCTGTCACGCTATCCCGTCACGCATTCAAAGATGCGCAGACCGGGAACTTCGCGGCAATTCTCCTGCGCCTGGCCAAGAAGACCAAGCGTAAGCTGCTGAAGCAGTTCGACGACACGCGCATCGAGGCCGAGACCCGCAAGCAGCTCAGCAAACTAGACAGGAAGTCGCGTGAGGCGTTTTACAGCCGGATCGCGGCAAAGGTCGGGATCGACGTCAAAGACCTCATAGCGCGCGAAGGGCTGAAGTCTACGACCAATGCGCTGATGCTGGAAACGGCGCAATGGGTCAAGAAGCTGCGCGATGAGTCGCTTGAGTCGTTCACCAACAACACGCTGTTCGCGATGACGCAGGGGGAATCACTAGACACTATCGTCGATAATTTCAGCGGGATAGTGAGCGAACGCAAAAACCATGCCAGGTTTCTTGCGCGAAATCAGGTGCAGAATTACAACGCCATATCTACCAAGATTCGCGCGCAGAATCTCGGAATCACGCAGGCCATATGGCGTACCGCTGGAGACGAGCGGGTGCGCCCTTCACATGCTGACCGAGACGGCAAAACTTTTGACCTTGCAGAAGGTCTGTATTCCTCTGTGGATGGTAAGTTCCTGCTAGTCGGAACTGACTACAACTGCCGCTGTGATCAAGAGCTGATCATTCCAGCCGAGGAATAAAATGAGCGCGCGATTTTTCATCGAGAACGGCGAAACCATCAGCCCTGTTATGTCGTTCGACTGGGACGGCGCGCTTGTTGCCTTCATGTTCTACGATGGCGCTGGAGATCCCGTCGCCGTCACTGGCATTCCGCTTGTATTCCACAGTCTGTACGAGACTGGGAATGTGTGGAAAACGGTTTATCCGTTCGCTGTCGGTGAGTGGAGATTCAACGGGCCGGCATCCAGGGTTATGGTCGACCTGTCTGGAGTGTCCGGGTACACCACCTACCGCATTCTGGTATGGCGCACCAATGAACCGATGCCGCTTGTTCCTGATGGCGCCTATACCGGTCTTCGCGCTGAGACTGTTCAGTTTTACTCAGAAGCCAACATCAAGAATGGCCTGCAATTCTTCCTTCGCGCGTCCTGGCCACTGACCGATGAAATAGCAATAAGCGGAACACGAAAGATTTGGTTTAAGACCAATTCAAAGCCGGTCATTATCAAAAAGCGCGAGTTCCAATACATCGCTGAAGAAATGCGGATCAGTCTTTACAGTGGACCAACTACGGTCACTGGCGGAACCGCCCTGGCGATAAACAACTACAACGGCGTGTCGCCAACTGCGACCACCGTTCAGGCGTTGAAGGGCGTAACAACCGTTTCAGACGGCACGCTGCTAGCTGATCCAGAGTATTTTTACGGGGCGAAAACCACGCCACAGCAAACGGTCGCGATGGCTCTGACGGGGCGTGAGCGCATCTTGCCGGCCAATACTGAGTTCATCATAGCGGTATCAAACACAGGAACCACGACCTCGCGCGCGGAATATCACCTTGACTGGTATGAGGGCGGGACTGACCTGCCAATTCAGCCGCAATAGCATTGTTTGATTTTGCGCGCTTGTGCGCTATCATTCGCAAGAATCATGCCATGGCCAAAACATGAAAAACTTGACGTTCAGTGACACGGTTACTTATGACGGCGCAATGAAGTCCGCCATTAGCGTCCGTGACGGCGTATTGGAATACCTCGGCAGCGAGCTGGGCATGGAGCCGGAAGACCGTATTTTCTACGTCTACCGCAGCCCCGCAACCATCGCCAGCGCCGCAAGCCTGATGCCGGGCATTCCCCTGCTGAGCGAGCATATCGAGCCAGGCACCGAAGACAGTGACGCCACAAGCCGCGTGAAGTCCGCCAGCCTTGTTGACGCCTTCGACACATCGACCGCCTCGACTCTTGCGATCCGAAACATGATTTCGGTAGCCCCGGAAATCCAAGGCCAGCTTGAAAGCGGAAAGCGCGAACTGTCCCTTGGCTACACCGGCAACCTTGTCCCTCACGACAAATACGATTTCGAGCAACGCGACATAATCCCCACCCACCTAGCAGTAGTAGAAAGAGGGCGCTGCGGCTCTGGCTGCCGCTTCCTCGACCGTAAACCAACCCAGGAGGCTACCATGCCCAAGATGCACAAGGCGTTCACCGACGCTGACGGGGCGGCCAGCCTCTCTCAGATTGTCGAGATTGCTGCGGGTCTTCCCGAAGCGATCAAGAGCGTGCCAGTCGATAAGCTCCAAGAGCTGTTGCCGGCACTTCAAGAAATCATGGCCATTGCCGAAGCTGTAGGCGTCAAGCCTTCCGAGCCAGAGGCAGAGGTCGTTGAAGAAATTACCGACGAAGAGCCGGCAGTGAAAGAGGAAGTTGCGCCGATGGCCGTTACCGATTCCGCAGCATTCAAGGACGCCGTGAAAGGTGCCGTTGCTTCCGCCGTCAAGGCTCACGCAGTCGTGATCGACAAGGCACGTGATTTCGTTGACGAGGCGTACAACTTCGCCGACAAGTCCACCGTCCAGATCATGCGGGACGCCCTGGCATCCGAGCATGGCGCGACCCAGTTCACCGACTCCGAGTTGCCGGTAGCCTTCAAGCTGCTGAAGAAGGCATCGGCGGACTACAAAAACTTCGCTGACCACCAGGCGGAAGGCGGCCTCACCGCTCGCCTCAAAGCATCCTTGAAGGAGGACCAGTAAAATGGCCTTTAACGACACTGTACTCGCAAAACAACCGGATCTGATGGCTGGTGAAGTCATCGCGTCCGCCCCGCACAGCGTCTCTGCTTTCGAGGTATGGGAAGAGGGCCTGGTGCCTGGCCGCTTCGTCAAGTACGACACCGGCTCTATCGATCTGCTGGACGTGTCCGCCACTCCGGTTATTGCCGGCGTTGTCCGCCGCAAGATCGCCAGCGCAATCGAGAATGCAACCTACACCAAGCTCGGCATCGCGCCGGATCAGGTGGCTGAGGTTTGCAACTTCGGTTTCGTGACTGTCGAAGTTCCTGCAGGCGTCACCCCGGCCAAGTACGGCCAAGTCTACGCAGTGAACATCGCTGGCGCAGACATCGGCAAGGCCACCACCGTGGCGCTCAACAACGTTGCCGTTCCTGGTTGCGTGTTCTGGGAAGCCAAGGCCGCTAACGTCTGGCTTGTGCTGGTTCCTAAATATCTGACTGGGGTTTAACCAATGAGCGCAATCAAGAAAGACCCGTTCAAGCTCTACGACGTCAAGAGCTTTGAAGACAAAGCAGCGTATGCCAAGAAGCGCTTCACTGATGCGGGCGGCATTATCCTCGCTCGCAACCTTGAGCACCTCAGCACCGAGATTTTCACTCAGGAATACCCTGAGCTGACTTTCCTCATGCAAGGCATCACCGTCAACAACGAGGGCGGATACAGCGACTCGATCAAAAAGCTGAAGCTGGCCATTGCTGGTGAGTTCCGTGAAAGCGGCACCAACACCAACACCACCGGCAAGATCACCCTGACCGGCGAAGACGACAGCATCCCGGTATTCAGCCTGGAAGCCGAATCCGACTGGTCCGAGATCGAGCTGAAAAAGGCCGAGCTGCAAAACGTCAACTTGCCCGGCCGTTTCCTCGAAGCTCACGCCGAGATCTACAACCGCAAGATTGACACCATCGGCTATATCGGCCAGGTGCGCACCGACGGCACTCAGAAGACCCGTGGCCTTCTGAACTACACTGGCTGGGACACTGACACCGCCGCCGTAACTGCCGTACTAGCTACCGGCATCGAGCTTTATCAGGAGATCGCAGACCTGATCAACCGTCAGTGGGCCAACGTTTTCAACGTTCCGGCTTACAAGGCAACTCACGTTGTGATGCCGATCAGCGTCTACAACATTGCGCAGTCGAAGTTCCTGAACACCGCAGGCACCGAAATGTCGGTACTCCGCGCTCTGCAAATGAACTTCCCGACCATCACCTTTGGCGTGACTGACAAAGCCGAAAATGTGGGCGGCACCTCGGTCACTGTGGCCCTGTCGCAGAACCGTCGCGGTATGCAGTTCCGCCTGCCGGTGCCGTTGAACGTGTCGAGCATCGACCAGCGCGGCTTCAAGTACTACGTCGAGTCGTACTTTGCCATCGCTGGCCTGGACGTGATCGAAGACGGCGCTGCCGCTACTTTGACCGGCCTGTAACTGTTTCCCTGGGCGCAAGGACGCGCCACCCTATTCAGAGGCTCCCGCTGTGGAAGAACTCAAAGCACAAGCCGAGTCGCTCGGCATTGAAGTTGATGGCCGCTGGAGCGAAAAGCGCATTCAGTCGGAGATCGACAAGGCGCTTGATGCGCCGGCCGCTGCTCCGTCTGTAGAGCTGAAAACCGTCACCGTGACAAATCTCCGTGACAACCCGAACAAGCGCCTCGGCCTCAAAGGTCGCGGCCAAATCGTGCTGACTGCCGACCAGCTGGGCAACAAGCAGCTTATGGCACGCATCATGCACGGCGTTGAATCTGGCGTGCTGGGTCTGGACTGATGACCATTCAAACGGACTTCGAGGCCCGGTTTCCGTCCATCACTTGGGTGGAGTCCATCGCCTCGACGTGGACGGCCTACACATGCCTCGCATATGGCGACAAGACAAAGGAGGCGATCCTTAACCTGATCGCTCACCTGCTCACCCTGGCGCTGCTTCCTGGCACCGGGTCGGCCCGCACAGCCGAAAGTAAGTCCGTTGGTAGCGTGTCTGTCTCCTACGGCTCATCGACCAGCACAAGCCAGTGGGCGAGCTTCTACAATTCGACCCGTTACGGCCAGACCTACTGGCTGCTGACTGGCCGTCAAGTTGGGGCGCGGTTCGTATGACTCCCGAGGAAACGCTGCGCTTCGCACAAGCCCAGCTTTCCAATATGGAGAAAGCCAAGTCCCTGTCGGTCAAGGTCGGGCTTCCTGCCGGTGAAACGGCAACGAGCAAGGCATACACAAATGACGGGGCCGGGCCAGCGCCGACTGTTCTGGAGGTCGGTATCTGGCACGAATTTGGAACATCAAAAGTTGACCGGCGCTCATTCCTTCGCGGCCCGCTTAACGCTAAGTCTGCGGATCTGACGAAGGTGCTAGAGCAACAATTCAATCTAGTTCTGGAGAAGGGCATGGACGTCGAGAAGGCGCTAGGCCGTGTTGGCCTGGCCGCTCGCAATATCAGCGTAGGCGCATTCCGCACGCGCGGCTATGGCGTATGGGCTGACATCAGCCAGGCGACCAAGGATGCTAAAGGATCGTCTGGCGTGCTGATCGATACCGGGCTGTTGCGCAGTTCAATAACGTGGGTGGTGGTCTAATGCTTCCTGACATGTCCGACGTTCTGACCGAGTGGTCGCAGGCCGTTAGCCTGAAAACCGTAACCATCACGACCGTGGATTTCGTCGAGACGAGAACGGTTGTCGTCGCTGACATCCTGGCAGTAGTCCAGCCGGCAGACCCGGAAAAGCTGCAAGTCGATCAGATCGATTTCAGCCTGGAGTACATCCAAATTCACAGCGTCACGCCGATGGCTATCGGCCAATACGTCGAGTGGGACGGCCGCGACTTCAAGCTGGTGCCGTTCCGTAAGGGATACGGCCAGTATGGTTTTTATGAAGTGGTAGGCGAAGAAACCAAACTCCCATTGCTGGCGGCCACGCCATGAGCGATCCCGTACTGATTAACTTGGCACGCTTTGTGCGTGATCTGCTGCCGCACGCCGAAAGCCTGATCAAGATCGGCCGGCAGAACTTCGACCGCGAGGCCTTCGAGACTGATTACATCGTGGTCGACTCCCTGGCCGCTGACATCCCTCTGGCCAGCAATGAGTCATACGACGGCACCGACGAAGAGATGACCTACACAGAGCTTGTCTCGCGCCCCGTGACGTTCGACTTCTACGGATTCAATGCCCACGCCAACTGCCGCAAGTTTCGCCTCCTGGCGCGCTCTCAGGCATCGCTAGAGCTGCAACAGACGCTCGGCCTTACCGTGTGGCACCCAGTCGGCGCAACAGACGTTAAAGCACTCACCGGCCAGCAATACGGGGAGCGCATGCAACTGGAATGCCAAGTACACTACAACCCATCCTTGGTAGTTGATACACTCCGCATCGACACCGCGCAACTTCGCATAATCGGCGAACGAGGTTTGATCTATGAACAATAACGCCAGTATTACGAACGTCGTTTCTGCCGCACTCATCCCCGAGGGCGCGCAAGCCGACTTCACGAACATGAACGTCGTCACCGTGTTCACCAGCGAACCAGGCGTTGTCTCCAGCTCTGAGCGCTTCCGGGCCTACCGAGAGCCGGGCGCCGTGGCCGCAGACTGGGGCAGCGCTTCCGCTGTGACCGAGTATGCGAACACCGTCTTCGGCACCAAGCCTAACGCCGTGAACTTCGGCGGATCGCTGATCGTTGCATTGCACCGAGCTGTAGCCGAGAACGTGGCCGCAACTTCCGCCACCCTGGTTAGCGCGCAGATGGTCGAAGCGACTGTCATCAGCACCCTGCAAACCATCAGCGACGGCAGCTTCACTATCGACGTGGACGGTACTCCGGTAGTCGTCACTGGCGTGGACTTCACCAGCACCGTCGATCTGGATGGCGTGGCGACCATTCTCGATACGGCCATTGCCGGAGCCAGCGTGGCGCACGAGAACGGTTACCTGACCGTGACCAGCGGCACGACCGGCGTTCTCAGCCTGTTGACTGCCTTCGAGGCGCACACGACCGGCACCTTCATCGGTGAAATCCTGTCGCTGTCCGATGGCTCCGGCTCGACTCTGACCCAGGGCGCGGCCGCTGTTGTCCTGCCAATCGAAACAAAGGTCGAGTCGTTGACCGCGACCAAGGCCCTGATCAACTTCAAGGGTTCGTGCTTCATCGACTTGGTATTGGATGCCGAGGTTGACGACATTGCCGCATGGGCGCAGGCGAATCAGTCCATCGTCTACAACGTGTTCAGCGGCTCCAGCTACTTGGTCGTGGACCCGGCTAACCCGGTGTGGGCGGTCAAACTCGCCAGTCAAACCAGCTTCCGCAGCCTCTACAGCAAGTCGGGCAACCGCAAGCTTGCAGCTAGCTACATGGCGCGAACGCACACGGTGAACTTCAACGCCGAGAACTCGGCTATCACCATGAACCTCAAGACACTGAGCGTTCCGGCTGAGTCCTACACTCAGACAGAAATTGACGCGGCCAAGCGTGTTGGCCTTGACCTCTACACCACCATCAAAGACGTGTCGGTCGTGCTGACCAGCCCGGCGAATGATTTCGTGGATAACGTTTACAACCTGATCGCCTTCATCGACGCGGTCCAGACCGACAACTTCAATCTGTTGAAGTCGACCGGTACTAAGCTTGCGCAAACTACCCGAGATGTAAACAAGCTCGTCGCGGGCAATGAAAAAACCTCCCGACGCTATGTCCGTGCTGGTGTATTCGCACCTGGCACTTGGTCCAGCCCTGACAGCTTCGGCAACATCGACACGTTCAACCGGAACATCGAGCAGTTCGGCTTCTACGTTCTCGCCGGCCTCCTGAAAGATCAGCCGCAGGTTGACCGCCAGTTGCGCAAGTCTCCGGTAGTGCAGATCGCAGTGAAGAACGCCGGGGGCATTCACTCGGCCGACATCATCATCAACTTCAACCTGTAAGGGGCGCGACTCATGAGCGTAATTACCATCAGCGCAGACAGCGCAACCCTGATCCTTAACGACAGGGCCATGACATCGTTTGCCGAGGGTGATTACGTCACCCTGACCCCGGCCAACCCGGCGTCGGCGCACGTCAACTCGGCATCGGGCGGCGTGTCGATCAGCGAGCGTTTCGACAAGGACGTTTACGACCTAATGTTCCGGGTGCAGAAGTACAGCCCGGATGACGTGTACATGCTTGGCCTGATCAACGCAGAAGGTCCGTCCGTGGTCGACGGCTCCCTGAAGGAGTCCTACACCATCGACGGCGGCGCGGGCGTGGAGAGCTGGACGCTTGAGTCTGGCAGCATCACCACCCAGCCGACGCAGACCAAAAACAACCAAGACGGGAACGCGCTGATGGAATACGTCCTGCGCTTCCGTACCGCCAAGCGGAGCCTGTAACCGATGACTCCAAACGAACAGCAGGCCGCAGCGCTGGCGCAGATCCGCGCTATCTACGAAGACGGGGAAGCCGAAGTAAACGGTCGAGCCTACAAGCTGCACAAGATGCAGCATATGGAGCGCCGCAAGGTGTTCGCCTTCTACAGCGCCGTGCAGTCGCAGCTTGCCGCGAACAATTTCGCGTTCCTCGACACTCCCGGCTTTGCCGAAGTGGAAAAGGTCATGTGGTCTGCCGTGTCGCTTGACGGCGAGCTGCTGAGCAAGCGCCGGGATCACTGGGAAGAGTTCCCAGAGGACTATTTGACGCTTGTTGCTGCTGCGATGGGGGTAATGTCGTACCCTTTTTTGCGCGCGTCCGGTATCGCCTCAGCATCCCAGGCCGAGACGCCAGCGAAGACTACATCAAGAAAACCAATGTAGATCCTGAGCGCATGGCGATGTTTGCCCTAGTCAAGGCCGGGTATGGAAGCCTGGCCGAGATTGAGGCGATGGACACAACAGAGTTTCTGGACGCCATTGAGTTTGAGCAGATCACCGCCGATATCCAGGCGTACAAGATGAGGGCCAAATAATGGCTGTAGTTTCGGAACTCGTTTCCAAGTTCAGCTTTGTTGGCTCGCTGACTCCGCAGAAAGAGTTCAACGCCAATTTGAAGCTGTCTGTCGGCCTGCTCGCTGGTGCCGCTGCCGGACTCGCTGCGGCTGCTGGTGGCTTCTTTGCGTGGACTACCAGCGTCCTAGATACCATTGACCCTCTCGCGCAATTGAACCGGGAAACCGGCGTTGCTGTCGAGCAGATCCAGGCGCTGGGCTTTGCTGCCTCAGTGAACGGTTCAAGCGCCGACGCTCTTAGCGGGTCATTCCGCGAGATGAGCAAGCGCCTGGGCGAGTTCGTGCAAACGGGTGGGGGTCCGGCAAAGGAGATTATCGAAAAGCTAGGCATCTCTGTCAGGGACGCAGAAGGCAACGTTAGAAGCGCTGACGACGTGTTTCTAGGGCTTTCCGATACGCTGCAAGGCCTGAGCCGCGCCGAGCAGGCGAACGTGCTGGATAAGCTCGGCATCGACCAATCACTAATTCAGCTTGTCTCCCTGTCTGCTGATGAAGTTGGCAAGCTGACTGACCGGGCAAGGTCGCTCGGCATCGTCACGCAGGAGCAGGCCGACAACGCTGCCGCCTTCAATGACTCACTGACTACTCTCAAGTTTGGCCTGTCAGGCATTCAGAATGCTGTCGCTGTCGGGTTCGCTCCGGCAATGACCGGCCTCACTGAAAAGTTTATCGGCTTCCTTGAGGCGAATCAGGAAGTGATCCGGGACGGCCTGACCTGGCTGGGCGAAGTGCTTGTGTCGACGATGGGCTTCCTGGAGCGCATGACCCCCTTGGTATTGGCAGCAGGCGCTGCGTTTGTCGTGTGGCAGCTCGCTACGGGCGGCCTAGTGGCAATCCTTGGCGTGCTGCTATCGCCTGTGGTTCTGATCACTGCCGGTATCGTGGCTCTGCTTCTGATCGTTGACGACCTGATCGTCGCATTCAATGGCGGCCAGTCGGTGATTCGCGATTTCTTCATGGAGTTCCTGGGCTTCGATATCGTGCCGATCATGCAGGGCATAGTGGGCGCCTTCATGTGGATGATCGGCACCGTGTCTGGCCTGCTTGAGCCTTGGTTCGCGTCAATCGGTGGCCTGTTCTCCGCCGTGATCAACGTGTTCAAGGGTAACTTTTCCGGCGCGCTTGATGACCTGAAACTGGCCTTCTCAGCGTTCGGCGATTTCGTCCTGGGCATCGTTTCCGGCCTCCTGCCTGACTGGGCTCTCCAATACCTTGGCGCGGGCGAGTCGTCGTCTGGAGGGCTGTCTCCGAATGACGCAATTTCCATCGGTGGTGGCGGTGGCACAAGCAACAACAGCACTACTAGCAACATCGATCAACAGGTGCAGATCAGCGTCAACAGTTCCGACCCTAAGCAGGCCGGCGCCGCAGTCAATGACGCCCTGCAAGAGCAGTTGCGCAACGCCAAAACCCAAGCTAACCGGGGTGGCCGATGATCCGCGAATTCTTTGCAGGCCAGAACACCGCGCTTAGCTCGCCAGTTGCTGAGGAAATCGGCATTGGCGGGTTTAACCTGTTCGCCCGCGTGTCAGACTCGACCGCATACGAAACCCAGGCACCGACATCGGTAGTCGAGGACGGCAGCTATATCGGTGACCACCTGATTAATGGGCCGATCAAACTGAACATTTCCGGCGACGTGTCGGACGTGTTCCTAAACCCACCACCTGCAAGCCAGTCAGCAGCGCGCCTGCCGACAGTTGGCGTCGTTACAGCACTAGCCCCTGGCCGCACAGTTTCGCAGGCTCAGCGCGTGGCCAGGATCATCAACACGGCAACGGACAGATATCGGAAGATTGATACAGCAATCAAGAATGGGCGCCAGGTCTCTGACTTCGCCGGCAACAAGGCAGGAACGAAACCAATTCGAGAGCAGTTCATCGACTTCATCGAGTCCGTCCACTACGGCAAGCAGTTGATCACCATCTCCATGCCGTACCGCACGCACGAAAGCATGGCAGTAACGAGCGTGACAATCACCCGTGACAACCAACGCAAGGCACTGACGTTCGCGCTGACCGCGCAAAAGTTCCGAATCGCGGAGACGATATTCACCGAACTTTCGCAGTTCTACCGTAAGCCGTCTCCGGCCGTGGCCAGCCAAGTCGCGGGGCAGTCCGACAAAGGGGTACAATCCCCGGAGTCGGGCGACGGAACCGCAGCGCCTGGACGTAAAGAGAAATCCGTACTCTCAGCAGTCTTTGGATAACCATGGCCATTCAGATAACCGGGATCACCGACGAGCCAAGCCAGCGGCATATACTTCTCGTCGATGACGAGGAAATCACGCTGACCCTGAACTTCTACGCGGTGTCGGAGTTCTGGTCGTTTGACGTGAGCTGGCGCGGCGAAACATTCTACGGCTTCATGATGAGTCTGGGAGTGCTGCACATTCGCGCGCTCAACTGGCCTTTCGATTTCTTCGCGAGCGTCACCGACAAGAGCGGGCAAGCACCGTTCCGCCTGGGAGACTTCGCCGAGGGTCGGTGCGAACTGTACTTTGTGACCGAGGAAGAAATGCAGGAATTGGCATCAGGCACCTCAACATTCCCCGAAGTTGCAATCGGCGACGAGCCGCCCGTTATATACGTCGAGCCGCTGTTCCTTGACGGAACATGGCTTCTCGACGGAACCTATTATTTGAACGGCGAGAAAGTGCCGGCATGAGGATTCATAAATGACCGATCTAACCCCAGTCGCCACGCTTAGCCCGGTTGTTCAGCTAGAGACAACAGATAGGGCGCTAGGCGGCACCGGAAACCCGATGAACCGGCAGGCGCAGGCGCTGCTTAATCGGGATGCTTTCCGTGCGCTGCAAATAGCTGACGCCGAATCCGCAGCAAGCTCATATACGGACGACTTGCGGGATGACGTGGCGGACGCTGTGGACGCAGCTAAGGGCTCAGGCCAGGTTGCGCATAACCAGTCACTGGCTTATGCAGACGGCACAGTTGGCGGAACACTAAATGCGATTGCCCGCGCCATGGCAGTTGATGTGCTGCAAGAGGGTGCCGTGGCGGATGGTGTGACTGACGATAGCGCCGCCTTTATTGCAGCCAGGACTAAAGCTGCCATCACCGGTAAATTCGTTTATGCCCCTGCCGGCACTTACAAACTCAACTCCGCCGTAATCGGATCCGAAGACTTGCGACTTATCGGTGATGGCGACTCTACGGTGTTGGACTTCACGGGTACTGTCACTGGCGGGAGCTACGCGCTCGAAGCTACTGGAACGGCTACGCAAATTGAGGAGCTTAGCGGGACTCAAACAGTTGGGTCAAATACCGTGCTTTTTACATCTCCACCCTCCCTTGTGCCTGGCGATGTATTCGTGATCTACAATCCGACTGACGCAAGCTGGTCTGGGTTCCGCCCAGTCTACCGAGCTGGCGAGTGGTGTCAGGTTGAGAGTATTTCGGACAACACAGTAACTACGGTTACTCCGCTGTACGATACCTATGATGCTGCCGCTGTTGACGTTTACAAGATAACTGGCCCACAAGTAGTTCTACGAGACTTCAAGATAGTCGGTACTACGGTTACCGGGCTTATTCGCCCCGTCTTTTGTCTCGACCCACTACTAGAAAATATCACAGGAGATCACGCAAACAACTCAGTCGTATATTTTGACCGCTGCTGGAGGCCGGTGTTCAACAACCCAAAAGTGCATAACGTCGGAGACGGTGGCGACGACTACGGCGTTGCGGTTGGTAACAGCCAGCACGCCCGGATTAATGGAGGCAGTGCATACGGTCGTAGACATGCCATCACTCACGGCGGCGGCAATGAAATTTGTAGCGTGCCTGTTCGTGATAGCCGGGTGCGTGGAACGCTGTTGCGCAATGATATTGCGAGTTCCACCGAGGCTGCTGATTTCCACGGCAACACTGAGGATTCTAGTTACATAGACTGCACTATCTATGGTGGTGCGAATCTGCAGGGCAAGGACAACCACTACGACGGCTGCACAATCACCAATAACGCGACTGGGTACTTTATGTACCACGCGGAAGTAAAGGGCGGGCGGCTGGGGGCTAAAAACTGTGACTTCAAGTCCAGCATAAACCCCCAACCAAATAGTCGCGGGCTATATGATATCGGTGGCAACTCTCCGGCCATCACGGCGGATACAGTACTTCCCTGTACGTTCTTCCTCGACGACTGCTCTGTATACGCCAGAAATATGACAAGCAGCACGTCTCTTGTTCTCCTTGTTAATCGCGGCTCCTCCGCAGAAATGAATTTCGAGATAGATGGTGTTTCGGCGGACATTAATGCACTCAATACTATATTGAGAACCACCCTATCTTCCGGCGTTGCTGCTTCTGGCCGGATCATAGTTGACAATATAAATGGATTCGTTTCCGGCGTAGCCCTTCATGTTGCGGCTGGGTCAGCGTACCTGAACTTCCCGCACCGCCTACAGAAACAATCAGGACAGGTCACGTTGAGCGCCGCATCTGACACTGCGTCCACCATTGCCGCAATACAAACTTTCAAACATCCGTACCCGCGCACGCCTGCCGGATTTGCTACATCGGTTGGAGGGATTAACGGTAACCGTCACGCCATCGCAGAGCTAAACGCCCTAACTGCGACGACTATCCGCCCACAGATATTCACAGGCGATCAGGTCAACTGGTCAGCTACGGCTGATCGGGTGGTTAGCTGGTCTGCGTTTATTGACGAGGTTTGACTGATGACCGAACGCTTCCTTCGCGACTACTCGCTCACGATTGGCATCGGCTCGCAGGCCGTTACCATCGTTCCGCCGTTTCGTATCGCGTTCAGCGCCACGAAGTCGGACGATTCCAGCCTCAACAAAATGACGCTGAAAATCTACAACTTGAGCGCGGCCAAGCGGCTGCGACTGGTGCGTGATGAGGATGGCGACGACTACTTCCCGCTCTCGCTCAGTGTGGGCTATCAGGACAAGCTGGAAACGATCTTTCAGGGCTCTATCGATACGGCAGGCAGTACGCGAGAGGGCGCCGAGTTCGTCACATCTATCGAGTGCCTGGACGGCGGCCAGGACTTCCTGCGCGGCTTTGTCAGCGCGACGGTGACAACCAAGTCGGCGGCATTTGATGCCATCCTCGGAAGCATGCCCAATACCGCGCGCGGCAAGATCGGCAGCGCTACCGAGATAATCCGGCCGAAGGTTCTGGTCGGCAACTCGATAGCCGTAACCCAGGATATGCTGGACCCTGGGCAAAAGTGGTTCATCGACAATGAGCGACTGAACATCCTTCGGACGAATGAGGTGGTATCGACATTCGCGCCAGTCATCAGCGCTGCTACCGGGCTGCTAAACACGCCAGAGGCAGAGAAGAAAACCGTCACCCTGAACACCATGATGAACCCATCGGTGAAGGTCGGCGGCCTGTTCCGGCTGATCAGCGTCACAGCGCCTCACCTCAACGGGATATACAAGGCCAAGACCATCACCTACAGCGGAGACACGGACGGCAACGACTGGACGCAGCAAGTAACGGGTGAAATCGCCGAAAACTACGTGGTGCCGCAATGAGCCAGGAAAAGCGCGAACTACCTGATGTCATGAATGATGCCATTCTCACGGCGCTGGCCAACACGCACACGATCGTGATCGCCAGGATTGAGGCGGTAAACGCGACCACCGTCGACGTGCAGCCGGTGATTCAGCGTGTGGTTGATGGGCAAAATATCAGCCTGCCGCTGTTCCCCGCGGTCCCGCCGATCTTCCTCCAGGGAGGGGCCAGCTACGACGCTCACCCAATCGCCGCGGGCGACTACTGTCTGCTGCTGATCAATGAGCGCTGCTTTGATCGCTGGTACGCGGGCGATGATGGCGTGCCGCCGCTCGAGTTCCGCATGCACGACTACAGCGACGGATTTGCCCTGGTCGGAATCAACCCGGCGTCTATGGCAAAAACCATACCAACTACCATCGAGCGCTTCGGAGACTCGACAGTTACAGGCGCCTGGGTTCACTCTGGCAGCTATGACCTGACCGGGAACATGAATGCCACGACCTATTCCGTAGGCGGTGCTGCCGGCTGGTCCGGATCGTTCGCAACCGGTGACGCGCGGACGGTCACAGTCGTTTCAGGCCTAATCACAAACGTGGCATAATCAAGTGGCACAATTATTGCGGGTGATCGTATGCGGGTATCAGGCCTAGACAGTGATGGAGATTGGCGCTTCGGCCGAGGCCTTGCCGCCTACATCTCAAACGCCGCAGCAGTGCGCCAGAACGTCGTCACGCGGCTCAAGTCCTTTGCGTCTGACTGGTTCCTGGATACCGGCGCCAACATTGACTGGATCGACCTTCTAGGCCGCCGCAACACGCGCGACGAGATAATGCGCGAAGTCGAACGAGTAACCCTTGCGACTGAAGGCGTGACCACCATCACCAAGCTCGACATCGTAGTGAAGACTTCAAGCCGCGAGGCATCTATAATGCTTTCGTTTGGCACGATTTTTGATGTCGACTTTGAAGAAGAGATAGGTATCTGATGCCAGCTCCAACGATTGACTCCAGCGGAATCCAGATCCAGACCTTCGAGGAAATCTTTGCGGAGTTGGTCGCCGGCTATCAGGAAATCTATGGGCCTGACATCAACGTCAGCCAGGAAAGCCCGGACGGCCAGCGGATCGGGGTAGAGGCCAAGGCCCGGCACGACATGCAGGTGTTTGGCCTGCTGGTCGCGAACAACTTCGATCCGGACTTTGCGCGCGGATTATCCCAGGCCAAGATCGCCAAGCTGTCCGGGATCTTCCCTCGGCCCGCTACCCAGTCCACTTGGGACTTGAGCGTAACGGTCACCCGTGACTTGACCCTGTCGGCCGGCTATTCGATTGCCGACGACTTGGGCCAGGCTTGGGAGCTTGTGCTACCTGTCAATGTCCTGATCGGCGCCAACGCTGTGACGTTCACATCTGTAGAGCTTGGCAGCGTAACGGGACTGGCTGGCGCCGCCTTCACACAGGTCACTGTTGTGCTAGGCGTTGCCAGCTTCACGGCCTCTGTCGATGCCCTGGTTGGCGTGGACGAAGAGACAGACGAAGAGTTCGCCCAGCGCCGAAATCGCAGCCTTGAAAATCCAGGTTTCTCGACCACGGGATCGCTCGCAGCGCAGCTGCTGAACACCCCAGGCGTCACCGATGCGTTTGTCTATGACAACGACACCGACGTTTATGATGCGGCGCTAGACCTTGACGCGCACAGCATTTGGGCGGTTGTCGAGGGCGGCACAATCGACGACATCATGCGCCGGATGCTGTTCAGGAAAACAGGCGGCACCGGTATTAAGGGCGGTATAGAGGCGACATTGCCCGAGACTCTGACCCGGCCGGATGGGTCTACGTTTATCGTCACTCAGGTTCGCCGATTCGACCGACCTATCTACGACCCGGTTTTCGTAACCGCGACGGCAACCCGGAAAATACCGACCGAGCCGGTAGACCTCGACTTGATAAAGCAGCGTATGGCCGCGTTTCCGTTCTACATCGGGACAACGCTGCAAGCCGGTTTCTTGTACGAGCCGGGGTACACCGCTGGCGACAACTTCATTCTGTCGGCTGTAGAGGTCAGTGACGACGACATCACGTTCACGAATGAGTCAATCACGCCGGATGCCGGCCATAAGTTTACGCTTGATGTCGCCAATATCGACATCACCGAGGTCATCCCTTGAGCCTGGCTGACGAGTACACGGCGCTCCTGATCAAGCAATATTGGGAGAAGCCGAAAGCATTCGCAGAGATTGAGCTAAACGCCTCGACCTGGGACAAGGTGCGCGCATTCCTGGCCTCGCTTGATGATGCTTTCGATCTGGATTTAGCGGTAGGCCCGCAGCTTGACGTGCTGGGTCGAATAGTCGGAATACCGCGCGAGGTGCCAGACGTAATTGCCAAAACCTATTTCGGGTTCGATATCAATCCCGACAGCCTTGGGTTTGCTGATCGGTTCGATGTGCTGCGCATCGGCGGCCCGTTCTTTGACAGGTTCTCAAGCCCGTACACATCGCTCCAGCTCAACGACAACGATTACAGGTTTTTCATTCGGGCAAAGGTCGCGCTTAACTGGGCGTCCGGGTACGTCAGCAGCCTGGACAGGATCAGCATTCAGGACGTGATTCTTGCGGCATTCAACGGTCGGGCTTATGTCGTCGACAACCTCAACATGACGCTAACGCTGTACGTGTCCCCGGTCGTCAGTCTTGAGCGGCTGCGATTGATACGACGGCTTAACCTCCTGCCGAAACCGCAGGGTGTGCGATACGAAATCGTTGTTCAGGCAGAGCCTGGATTTACGTTCGGATTTGACAGCAACCCTAACTCGGTTGGCTTCGCAGATAGATTTGACTCAGGCCGCGAAGGCGGATTTCTGGCTAGAAAGGTGATTTGATATGGCAAAAATTACGCGGTACAACGGCAACCTTGAGGCGCCCGCTTCTGCTGCGCTCGGAACTGAGCGGACTATTTTCGGCACCGGCTCTCAGTCTGACGACCTGACAGATCAGTTTAACGCCTTCCTGCTTCGCGGCTGGGGGAATGTCGGGCCGTCCGATCAGCCGACGCTGCAAGATTTTAACGCGATGGGATTCACTCTCGGCCAGATCCACGCCTACCTGCACCAGATGGGGGTGGCCGAATACAACGCCGCTCAGGAATATCACACAGGATCGATCACTAACGTGGCGGGCGTGCTGTACGTGTCGCTTGTGGATACCAACGTGGGCAATTCACCAGCATCGTCCCCTTCGCAGTGGTCGCCTCAATCCCAGCATGGCATGGTTGTTCTGACGAGCACGCAGTCATGGTCTGTTCCTTTGGCTATGCGGCTCGGCTACATAAAGCCAAAAGTCACTGTTGTTGGAGGCGGCGGAGGTAGCGGTGGATGTGGTGCGACTGATGTAACTCAATCAGCTGCATCAGGCGCGGGCGGGGGTGGTGGGGCGGCAATAGGAATACTCGATTTAACCGGGGTGGCCAGCGTTTCCGTGACTATTGGGGCGGCTGGGGCGGCTGGGGCGGCTGGGGCTAACCCAGGGTCGAATGGAGGAGTATCTTCATTTGGTGCATTTTATTCAGCCACTGGGGGTGATGGCGGCACGGGTGGAGCTGCAAGCTCGATAAATGCCGTCGCAACAGGCGGAAACGGCGGGACAGGATCTGGCGGTGCACTTAATATTTCAGGTAGTGACGGAACAACCGCCATATCGATTGGTGCATCTGTATCGCCAATATCAAACGGTTTATCCGGATCCAGTGTTCTTGGCGGCGGCCGTCGAGCGCAGCAATCCGGCGTAGTGCGTGGATCAGGGGGTGGGCATCAAGTTAGTGGGAATTCAACCGCAGCGCTGGCAGGCAGATCCGGAGCCGCTGGCGTTGTAATTATCGAATGGTGACCACTAATGGCCGGATAAGTTCCGGCCATGCTAATATCGTGCCATCGAATTGTAGTCCGAGGGCGCTGAGTTGAATGGAATGAATGAGGCAAGCCCGCTGGGCGCGTGGTTGCTGGGCGCGATGTACGCAGTGTTTGCGTCTACGCATCCTTGGGCGGCAACAGGCGCGGCTTTCGGATGCTGCTTCTTCCTGGCGTACCCAGGCGCGACCACAGCAAGCCAGCGGTGGTTTCTAGGTCTGTTCAGCCTTGGCATAGGTTATGCATGTGGTGTCTTCTTCTACGGAGAAGGCCCGCCATATAGCCCAAAGGCCATGCTAGTGGCAGCGACCATCGCCGCCCTGGCCGCCGTTCTGTTCACGGCCTGGTCTGCGATCATCGCAAGCAACGGAACTTTGCCGCCCTGGTTGGTATCAATTATTGAACTATGGCCGTTCAAGAAGGGGTCTCCCCGCGATGACAGCTGAAAGTCTTATAACCCTGGCCCACCTAGCCATGTTGCTTGGTATCGTCGGATTTGTTGCATCCTACAAGCCGGATGACGGCACACGATACCGCCCCGTCGTCTCTCTGTTCGCCGCCGGCCTTGCTGGATCATCCCTAGCCATGGCCGCGCAGATCGTCACGCAATGGGGCGAGTCCTGCCAAGCGCCTCAGCCGTGGCACGCATTGTTCACTGCGTGCATATTCGTTGCTGTCGCCTGCACTCGGGGGAATGTCGCCAAGCTATTCCCTCGACTAAAATGGAGCAGCCATCAGTGACCGTAACCGACAGCTACAGCCAGCTACGGCGCGACGAGGGCGAGGTGTTGCACGCCTATCAAGACCATCTAGGGTTTTGGACTATCGGCGTCGGAATCCTGATCGACAATCGCAAAGGTGGCGGACTGCTGCCGGAAGAATCCGAGTTCATTTTTAACAACCGCCTGCGCCTGATCAATGAAGCTCTATCGAAGCGCATCCCCTGGATATCGAAGCTCGACCCCGCGCGCCGCGGTGTACTGATCAATATGGCCTACCAGATGGGCATCGATGGGCTGCTGGGATTCAAGAAAACCCTGGCAACAGTCGAGTCTGGCCACTACCAGAAAGCCGCCGCCGAGATGCTCGGCAGTAAATGGGCGCAGCAAACCCCGGCACGCGCTCACAGACTGAGCCAGCAGATGCGCACAGGCGAGTGGCAGTGATCCCTATCCCGGGCGCTATCTGGCGTTATGGCGCAGCCTTCGCGCTTGGCGCAGTGATCGCAGCGACGGCCCAGGGATGGCGATACGGCGAGCAGATTGCCCGTGCTGAGTTAGCCATAAGCAGCGAGCGCACCGAGTCCATGCGCATGGTTCTGGCCGAACAAGAATCAAGCTCCGCGCGAATGGCCGCGGCAGACCAAAAGCACACCGGAGAGTTGACCGATGCGAAAGGCAGGATTGATGATCTTGAGCGCCGTGTTGCTGGTGGCCGTAGCGGGCTGCGCATCGCGGCCAAGTGCCCCGCTGCTAAGCCATTGCCCCAAGCCGGCAGATCTCCCAGCCTGGGTGGTGGAGGCGGCGAATCGGCCGAGCTTGACGCTAACGCTCGACCGGATTATTACGCCCTACGACGTGGGGTCGTCGAACTCGAAGCGGCCTTGAAGGTTTGTGTTGAGTCGCGCTGATCACTTCGCCAGCCGCTCGATAATCTCTCTCGCCACATCTACCGGCGACACATTCCCCGGATCCGCCATAGTTACCCTGTTATCGCGCCTGCGCGGCGCATAGCCTGGAGCCTGTGGCATTGCATTGCCGGAACATGAAAACGTCACGGATGCGCTCATGGATGCCCTCTCGCGTATAGCCGAGGCAATAGCCGGCCTGGCGATTTCGCAGATGGCCGATCCGACGTCGGGCTGCGGAAAGATCGCCAGCGTTTCAGTCGTGCAAGGCTCGCCGGCCAAGCAGTAAACCATCAGAAGTTCGATCATTCTTCAAGCTCCATTGTGGCCCGGGCGATAACCCCGTCCTGGTATTCGGGGTTTATCCCTTCAGCACGTCTCGACTCGGCTGCAGCGATCAGGTTGGCTGCGGTTGACTGCTTCCATCGAGGAAGCCCAGAGACAAGCACCTCGGCCTGGCGCGCGGCATTGTCGTCGAGCATTTCGTTTGCGTATCGCCAGCCAAGTCTGTAATCGAGTGATATCGGGTTCATGTGTCGGCCTCCAATTCGGCGATGGCGTCCCGGGCCAGTATCCCCATGTGCATCTTCGTAAATCCAGGGTCTTTGATACCGCTGCATGGCGCGTATGCTGATATTTTCTCCAGCGTCTCCCGCAGTCCTTCAACCTGCTTTAGCGCGGCGTCTCGTTCGGCTTCGACCTGCGCCTTATCAAGTAAGGCGGTCCGCAACTTCCCCGCCACGCTATCGCACTCTTGCTCTAGGCGGTCGTAGTCGCCTGCCATAACTAGTGGCACAACATGCACGTCTGTTTTGTCGTTCACCATTGGCGTGTAGGATTCCTACAAGTCCTCTGGACGTTTCCACTTCGATGGCGACCGGAAGATCGGAGAACTGAACCGCGAACTCCTGCTGCTCGTCGCGCGCCAGCCCAGCGAACCAGGCGCCGCCGTTGTAGACCCAGTTATCAACATCGCAGGTATCGAAGCGGCACACGTAGTCGTCATGGTTGCCGCGCACTGCGTTGAACCATGGTTTATCAAGCCAGTCCAGGGCATCGCGGCACTCTGGCCCACGGTCAACCAGGTCGCCGACCGAGAACAACCGGTCAGCAGCAGGGTTGAAGCCGGCGACATCCAGCGCGGCCTGCAGGCGAGTAAAATGGCCGTGGATGTCGCCGACAGCGAAGTCTCGACCAGCCGTGTTGCGCTCAAAGCGCTTGATCAGGCTCACGTTGTTTTCCTCTTCAATTCGCGCAGCTTCTGCCGGTAGTCGGCGGTGATCGCTTTTAGGTCGCAGATTGTGTAATGCCTTGGCCGGT